ACTACGGGTGATGGCAAGTACGTAGACATGAGGGGCATCAAAGCCTCTACTATGGAAGACTACGGTGTAATGACCTACGACAACACACAAGAGTACAAGTACCCTAGTGGTGGCGTGAAGGTACGTAACCTTAAAGAGAAAGGCTTCTGGGCTAAAGAAGGGTTCAAGGGTGACGAGCTGTTCGGCATGAACTTCTTTACCGCTGGTTCATCTAAGATGTTAACCATCACTGAGGGAGAGCTGGACGCCCTCTCTGTGTCCCAGATGCTTAAGTCGGGTACCTACACTAACCCTGTGGTATCGTTGCCCTCTGCGACCCCCTCCAAGAAGCTGTGGGAGAACTGTAGTGAGTGGATCAACAGCTTTGAGAAGATCATTATCAGTGTTGACGGAGATGAGGCTGGCAATGCTATCGCTACTAAGATTTCAAAGCTGTTCCCAAACAAGACCTACCGAGTTTCCCATGACAAGTACAAAGACGCTAACGAGTTTCTACAGGCTGGGGCTGGACAAGAGTTTAAGTCTGCTTGGTGGAACGCTAAGAAGTATGTTCCTGACAATGTTCTTAACACTGCTGATCAGTTCCTTAAGCTGTTTAGAGAAACTCCCGACCATCAGTTTGTGCCTACAGGTATCCAGTCCCTTGACGACAAAATCATGGGCCTCATGCAAGGTCACTTTACCGTCATTAAGGCACACACTGGTATCGGCAAGACAGAGGAAATGAGGTACTTAGAGTACAACCTGATCCAACGGGATGTACCCTTTGCCAGTTGGCACTTGGAAGAGACAAAGCTTAGGAGCCTCTTAGGGCTCGTTAGTTACAAGTTGGGCATGAACGTGACCCGAAGAGACCTGATCGACGCTGGTGGTGCCACTGAGCAAGTGGAAGAGGCCATTCGACAGATAGCTGCCAACGAGTGTATCTATCAGTTCTTCTTAGGTGACGGTCAGGGTACTGAAGAGTTGTGTGAGCAGATCAGATACTTCCGTGAGGCTTGCGGTGTTCGCTATGTATTCTTTGAGCCTATCCAAGATGTAGTGTCAGGTCGATCAGAGAGTTCTAAGGAAGAGTTGTTGTCGGACTTGTCTGTACGGTTGTCTAAGTTAGCAGCAGAGCTTAACGTAGGTATCATCACTATCGCACACACTAATGACGATGGTGATCCAAAGTATTGTAAAATGATTGGACAAAGGGCTTCAGTTATTATAGACTTGAGCAGAGACAAGGAAGCAGAGGACGATCAAGAAAGAAACACAACCACCTTGAAGGTTGAGAAGAACCGCCCATGTAGTGAAGAGGGCTATGCTGGTTCACTACGGTTTAACATGGATACTTTTACTTTACAGGAACTAGACTATGGATAATATAGTACCGATAGACGATGATATGGACGAGCAGGACTACTACAGCTACAATGAAGTTTATACAGTTATCGTACCAGTGCTTGACGGGACACAAGATATTATAGTAAGGTTAGGCATGGACGATAAGTACGACCCCGAAGCTTGGACACTACTGGGCGCCTATGGGGATCAAGACGGAGAGGTCTATGACCTCAACATAGAGCAATACTGCATGGCTATAGAGTTAGTGCAGACAATACACAGGAGATTGATATGACTGCTAGTAAGGTATGTAATAAGTGTGGCGGAACTTTCCCCCTCACAGAGTTTCACAAGGCTGTCAGTATGAAGGACGGTAGACGCAACGAGTGCAAGACCTGCTACCACTTAGACTTAAGTGTTAAGTATGCTTTGCGTAGAGGCTTTGCGGACTTGAAGCCAGCCGCTTGTGAGTGCTGTGGTAAGGTGACAGATAAGCTTAACATTGATCACGACCACAACAGTAAGATGTTCCGAGGGTTTTTATGTACCTCTTGTAACAAAACGATTGGCTATATGGGTGATACCCTACAAGGTGTCACAGACGCTGGTGCCCATAGGATGTTTATAGACTACATGAGACGTGGTAATTTGCGTATGGGATTTACTTACGGCTTCGGTGGTAAGCGCCAAGGGAGATAACTATGACTGTATTCGATATTGAAACTGACGGGTTCTTGGACAAGCTAACCAAGATACACGTTGTAAGCTATAAGACCCCTGACATGGCAGACCCTGTGTCTATCTTTGACTATGATGAAATGCGTACGTTCTTCTTGAGCCAAGAAACACTCATCGGACACTTCATTGTGGGCTTTGACATACCTGCTATCGAAAAGGTCTTGGGCATTAAGATCACTGCAAGACTTATCGACACACTGAGTGTCAGTTGGTACTTGTCGCCAGAGAGGGCCAGTCATGGTCTTGCCTCTTATGGTGAAGACTTTGGTGTGCCTAAGCCTGTAGTAGATGACTGGGACAACTTGTCGCAGGACGAGTATGCTCACCGTTGTCAGGAAGACGTTAAGATAAACTTTCGTCTGTGGTCAATACAAGAGAAGAAGCTTGACCGCTTGTACATGCAGGAGTCAGAGAAGGTTAGGTTCTTGTCTTACCTGACAACCAAGATGCAGACTGCTAGGGAGCAAGCTGACAATGGCTGGCGGGTAGACTTACTTAAAGCTAACGCCTTGTTGATTGACTGGGAAGCAGCCAAGGCAGTTAAGGTCGACCAGTTGGTGCAAGTCATGCCTAAGAAGCAACACTGGGTTATGAAAAACAAGCCAGCACTTGACCGTATGACCCTTAAGAACGGCCTACCTTCTGCTGCTGCTACTAAGTGGTTCGAACTACTGGCTGAAGCTAAGTATCCCATGACTACAGAGAGCCTACGGGTGCTACACAAGACTGATCCAGCCAACCCTAACTCACCAGATCAGGTGAAGGACTGGCTGTTCTCTATGGGTTGGGAGCCTTGTACGTTTAACTTTATTAAGGAGAGTGACGTCAAAGGTGTACACATGGTTGAAAGGAAGGTACCACAAATCCGTAAGGACGGTGAGCTGTGTAACAGTGTTAAGCGTCTTATAAGTGTCAATGGTGATGTAGTATTACTGGACGGCCTTACTGTGTTGTCGCACCGTATTGGTATCATCAAGTCTTTCATCTCTTGTGAGAGAGGCGGGTTCCTTAAGGCTACCATTACTGGCCTGACTAATACGTTTAGGTTCAAGCACTCACGACCTTTAGTTAACCTACCATCGGTGGACAAGCCTTACGGTAAAGACATTCGTGGCTGTTTGATAGCAAGGGACGGTATGACTTTGTGTGGTGCTGACATGGTTAGTTTAGAGGACACTACCAAGCGTCACTACATGCAACCTCTTGACCCTGACTACGTTAATGACATGTCTAAGGAAGGGTTTGACCCTCACCTTGACCTCGCTAAGTTTGCTGGTGCTGTAACACAGGAAGACATCGACAAGCACAACTCTGGGGAAGTTAGCCTCAAAGCTTTACGGAAGAACTACAAGGTCGTTAACTATAGTGCCACGTATGGTGTAGGAGCCCCTAAGCTGGCACGTGAGACAGGTCTTACACAAACGGCAGCAGCTAACCTACTAGAAGCTTTCTGGGCTCGTAACTGGGCCGTACAGAGGGTGGCTAACAATGCTAAGGTTAGGGAGCTTATGGGTAAGTCGTGGATACAAAACCCTGTGTCAAAGTTCTGGCATGTGTTGCGTAGTGACAAGGACAGGTTCAGCACCTTAAACCAAAGCACAGGTGTCTACTGCTTTGACACTTGGGTTAGCCACGTCAGAAAGGCTGGTGTTAAGATACTTGGGCAGTTCCATGACGAGATCATTGCAGAAGTACCAAAGGGAGAAGAAGCAAGACTATCTAGTATGCTAAAAGATGCTATGAGCTGTGCCAATGACAGTGTTAAGCTGAACCTTCCGTTAGGTATAGATCACTCTTTTGGTAAAAGTTATGCAGAAATCCACTAAAGGGGGTTGAAAGACCCTTACTACCTACTATATAATATAAACACTCAACAAAGGAATATAAAATGAGTAAAGCAAGAGTTATCGTAATGAACGGCTTCGTAGAGTATGCACGTGTCTTCAAAGAGAACATGGATAGCAACCCTGACTTCCACCCTACGGGTCAGTTCAACATGAACTTCTATCCAGCCACAGATGCAGACCTAGAAATGTTCTGGGAAGCTGGCGTAGCAAAAGAGTTCCGAGGACACCAGCGTCTTAAAGACCCACGCAACGGTGATGGCTATGGTATCGGTCAGTTCATTCGCCTCAAGCGTGACAATGTAAACCCCGTAGCAGAGGCACTGGGTGGCGCCCCACAGGTTGTTAACTGGTCAGGTGATGAGCTGACTAAGGGTGCAGCTTGGACGTTCGCTGACGGTGAGCTGGGTAACGGTACTGAAGTGCGTGTCAAGGTCACTGTCTATGGTGAAGGTGATCGTACAGGAAGCCGTGTCGATAAGATCGGCGTGATTAAGTTGGTACAGTACCAGTCAACTGTGTCAGAAGATGGCTTCTAGGTGAAGCTTATTACCCTTAGCCAAGAAGCATGGGGGCCTGACGATAATCGTGAGGCTTCCTACTCATCATCTAATGTAAACACAATTGAGGACTTCCTAGACCACTGTCAGAATGTGGCTAGGGTTGCTGGGTTCGGAGACTTAGCTATAGGCTCAAAGTATATGGACGGAGAGGAAAGATGGTCGCAGTTCTAAAGACTATCGTAGATGGCGACATAGTGGCATACCGTGCCGCTGCACACAAAGTAGAAGACAAAGACGGTAAGCGTGAGTGTACTGCGGTAGAGGCTCTAGAGTATGCTAAGGCGTTTATGAAAGAGATACTGGCAGAGTGTTCCTTCTACAATGAGAAGGGTGACCACTCAGTTTACTTAACTGGCAAGGGCAACTTTCGTTTCGATATTGCAAAGACTGCGGTCTACAAAGGAAACAGAAGTGATAAGCCTAAGCCTAGTATGTTACCAGTTGTTCGTAGGTACCTGTCTGAAGAGTGGGATGCCATTACCTCAGAGGGAGAAGAAGCAGACGATCTAATAGCTATAGATGCAGCTGACACTGGCTATCGTGCAGTTGTGGCTACCATCGACAAGGACATGCTGCAAATCAAAGGCCTTCACTACAACCTGACTAAGAAGACCTTTACCTATATGGACAGGTTTGACGGACTGCACTGGTTCTACAAACAAATCTTAATGGGGGATGCAGCAGATAACATCAAGGGTCTACACAGAGTAGGTCCAGTTAAGGCAGAGGACATGCTGGTTCATTGCACTAACGAGAAAGAGTTGTATCACGCTGTGGTACATCGGTATGACGGAGACGAAGAGAGGGTACTAGAAAATGCCCGACTACTGTGGCTCAGACGAACGGAGGGAGAGTTATGGGTTCCGCCGCATCATCGAAAGCCAAAGGCCGCTTAGGTCAACAAGAGATACGGGATAAGATACTGAAGACGTTCCCAACACTAGAACCTGACGATGTTAGGTCAACGGCTATGGGCCAACAAGGGGAAGACATACAGTTAAGTCCAAGGGCAAGAGAGCTTATCCCTATCTCTGCTGAAGTAAAGCGCAGGAAGAACTTGAAGACTATCTATGACTTTGTTGACCAAGCCAAGCAAGGCGGTGAGTACGAGCCAGTGGTTTTCTTTAGAGCAGACAGACAAGAGTGGCTAGTGATAACCAAGCTAGATCACTATATGGAGTTAATTAAAGGATGGAAGACATGAGTAGCTTATTTGAATTTACTAAGATGTTGGAAGACATGAAGAAATCTAGTGTTGAACGGGCGTATCAACTCTATGTAATCGACTATCACCTTAACCAGCATGTAGACCCTGAAACCTAATGACTAACTACCATGATGATCACACACTACGTGGTGTTGTGGAAGACTTTGGGCTACTTCAACTAATGTTAGACGCTGGTTTGACACATGATGAAGTAGCCCTTCACTTGCACCACACAGGCTTAATAGATTTAGATGAATACTTAGACGATAAGGAGTACTGAGATGATTACGCAAGACGATATAGACGCTTTCATGGAGATGAACGATGACATCTCTATCGGCCAGTTTCCTATGTTTGCTGATGCAACAACGCAAGAGATGGTTACACAGTTTGTTGATCACATGGGTCAGCCTATGGACAAAGAGTACAAGCTGGGCTCAGACCTAGAGGACTTTAGGTTTGCCTTGATCCGAGAGGAGTTCTACGAGGCCACAGACGAGACGCAGGCACATGCTAGGTTAAAAGAGTTAGCTGACCTAGTGTATGTAATATATGGGTATGCTGTCACCTTTGGCTGGGACTTAGACGAAGCCTTTAAGCGGGTACATGAGTCCAACATGTCAAAGCTGGGTGAGGATGGTAAGCCCATTAAAGACCAACACGGTAAGGTTATGAAAGGTCCAAACTATAAGCCACCTAACCTGAAAGACTTAGTATGAACTGGCTCACTAGATACTGGAAGTACTTACAGACTTGGCGACTACACCGAGAGACCATCAAGCAGCTAAACACTTTGCCTAACTCTATCCTAAAAGACATAGGTATTAACCGTGGTGACATTAATCGTATGATCTGGTTAGATGAAGACATTATTCAACGAGGAAAGAACACAGATGAAAAGTAACTATCTACCAACAGACTACCAAACCTTTATTGCGACCAGTCGTTATGCTCGGTGGCTTGAGGGTGTTGGACGTCGAGAGACTTGGGGCGAGACAGTAAACCGATACATGACTAATATCGCTGGCAAATGGTTAACTGATAATCCCGATACTATGGAAGAGATTGAGTCAGCCATTCTTAGCTTGTCTGTTATGCCAAGTATGAGGTCACTTATGACTGCGGGCATTGCTGCTGAACGTGACAACACTTGTATGTACAACTGTAGTTACCTACCCGTAGATGATCCTAAGTCTTTCGATGAGGCTATGTTCATCTTGCTTTGCGGTACGGGGGTTGGTTTCAGTGTTGAGCGTCAGTTCATCAGTAAACTCCCTGAGGTTCCTACGCTTTTCGAAAGCGAAACGACTGTCGTCATCAAGGATAGCAAGGAAGGCTGGGCTAAGGGTCTCAGGCAAGTGTTGGCACTCCTATGGGCTGGTGAAATTCCTAAGTGGGATGTGTCTAAAGTTCGCCCTGCTGGTGCTAAACTAAAGACGTTTGGTGGTAGGGCTAGTGGCCCTGCACCTTTGGTTGATCTGTTTAACTTTGCAGTCTCTACATTCAAAGCCTCACAGGGCCATCGCCTGTCAAGTCTTGAGTGCCATGACCTTATGTGTAAGATCGGTGAAGTCGTTGTTGTAGGGGGCGTTAGACGGTCTGCTATGATCTCTTTAAGCAACCTGTCAGATGATCGTATGCGTTACGCTAAGTCTGGGGATTGGTGGAAGACAGAGCAACAGAGAGGCCTAGCTAATAACTCTGTAGCCTATACAGAAAAGCCTGATAGTATGTCCTTCATGCGTGAGTGGACTGCACTTATGGAAAGTGGGAGTGGTGAACGTGGTATCTTCAACAGACAAGCCTCAGTTAAACAAGCTGCAAAAAATGGCCGTAGAGAGTCTTGCTACGACTTCGGAACAAACCCCTGTTCGGAAATCATTTTACGCCCAAATCAGTTCTGTAATCTCACAGAAGTGGTTATCCGTGCAAACGACACTGTGGAAGACCTTGCAGACAAAGTCCGCATTGCGACTATACTTGGAACCATACAGTCAACCTACACACACTTCCCATATCTGCGAAAGATGTGGCAGTCCAATACAGCAACAGAACGACTGCTCGGTGTGTCACTCACAGGGATAATGGACAACAAACTAATGACACTGGCTAATGATGGCCTGTCAGAAACCTTGGAGCATTTAAGGGATGTGGCTATTTCTACTAACGCTGAGTGGGCTGACCGTCTTGGTATCCCTCATAGCACTGCTATTACTTGCGTTAAGCCCAGTGGAACAGTTTCCCAACTGGTTGACTCAGCTTCTGGTATTCATGCTCGTCACAGTCCCTATTATATCCGTACTGTGCGTGGAGATAATAAAGACCCCCTGACTCAGTTTATGGTAGATCAGGGTATCCCTAATGAAGCTGACGTTATGAAGCCTGATGCTACTACAGTGTTTAGCTTTCCTATGCAGTCTCCTCTGGGCGCCGTCCATACTGCTGACATGACTGCAATCGAGCAGCTAGATATGTGGCTGATGTACCAACGTCATTGGTGTGAGCATAAGCCTAGTGTTACGATTAACGTCAAGAAGGACGAGTGGCTAGAGGTAGGTGCCTTTGTGTACAAGCACTTTGATGAAATGTCAGGTGTATCGTTCTTACCTTTCAATGAGCATACGTACCAACAGGCGCCCTACCAAGATTGTGACAAAGACCACTACCTTGCGATCAAGGATATATCACCTAAGAGTATCGACTGGACTAAGTTCTCTGAGTACGAACAAGAGGACAACACCAGTGGTATGCAGACTATGGCTTGTACTGGTGATGTATGTGAGATGGTGGACATTACATGACAGAAGTAAAGAAACGGTTTGAGCAAAGTCTGTACGATAGGTTTGACAACCCTGCTAAGGTCAAGCTTATCGAAATCTTGGAGAAGCAAGGACACACAGTGTCTAACGTCAAAGAGAACTACTTTGCAGATGTAGAGACTACAAAGAAGGGTATCGTCTATTACTCAGAGGGCGAAGTTAAGAGGGCATGGAAGGAGGAGTGGCCCGATGATTGGGCAGAGATACGGATACCTCATCGCAAAGAGAGGCTACTAAAGAAGTATGACAGTAACGTAAACTTCTATGTCTTTAACGTCCACTTAACGCAGTGCTGGATGATCAGGGGGCAGCAGATGACAGAAGAGATTGTCCGAGGCGCCAAGGGTAGATACATTCAAAAGGGTGAGTTGTTCTACCATATCCCATACAAGGAAGCGGAGTTGATCAGACTGTGACACAGCAGCAACCCAAGACAAGACGTAAGACAACTTATAAAGGTGCAGATCAGAAGGCAACTTCTGGCCTCACCCCTAAGACAACTAGACAGAAGGAGTTCATAGAAGCCCTTACAGACTCTACACAAGTCTTCGTGTTGGGACCAGCAGGTACAGGCAAGACTTACATCACCGCCACAGTAGCTGCTGATCAGTACACTACTAAGAGTATTGATAAGATTGTTATTACTAGACCTCACGT